ATGTCTTAGCATCGACTGGCATTGTACTAAATATGATTGTATAATTAGGACATACCGCTTCTTTTACTGCATATAAATCTGTACCATTTTCATCAACTGGTTGAGTATGCATAAACAATACACATTTTTTAGCTTCTTCTGGCGTTAACTTATCACAGAAATGTTTATATGCTAATATAACATCGCCTGGCTGTTTTCGTCTAATATTTCGATTGTTCCAAAACAAAATAAATTCTGGTCGAACGCCGTTATTAAAATTGTTAACAAATGTATCATATTCTTGCCATTGAGCATGCGATTTATCAATTGGAAAGAATCGTTTTGAATTCACACCATGAGGTACCCATTGTACTGCCCAATCTGGTTTTGGAAACTTCTTTAACACATTTTTTACAATGTTCTGTGTTTGTCTTGAAATGTTCATTATTAAATCACATGATTCGTAATATGATTCATTCCAATGTGGATACGGAAGATCATCCCAGATATTGTAATACATGATTGGAATATGCTGACGTATTGTATGTTCTATCTGATACAACCAAATCCAAAAACGAGGATCTGTAAAATGTAGAATAGCATCTGGTTGCTCAGCGTTCATTACCTGTTGTAATATTTGCGGATTGCCATAACCAGAACAGGCATATATTTTTACTGATGCATTATCAATGCCGGCTTCCTTATTAACATCGGCAGATATATCAAATACTTTACCTTCATCTGGATGTTTGATCGCGGCACCTAATTGCACCCAATCATATTCATGAGATGTACCAATGACAAATTCACGAGACATAGTGGCAATGCCAGAATGCATTCGTAAGTCATCGGATAACAATAATATTTTCTTTTTCTTTGGCCTGTTCGGATCGATCTTCCGAAGCTTTGGTAACTGTATTTGTTGCATTTTACTCCTTGTAACTTTTATATAAATATACTATTAGGTTAGTATAACCACTTTTTTATTATGCTTTTGCGCTGATTGAATTGCACTTTCCGAACCTTTAGCTTTATCACCTTCTGGAATTAATGCAATCAACATATCACAATTTTTTGCTATTAGATTATTACGATGATGAAATTGAGACACGTGATATGGCTTACCATAGTAATGTTCTGACATTGCACTGTATAAATTTTTTGGTGTATGAGCTGGATTATATTCTTTATAATCAATGCCAAATTCAATTGCAAATTTTTTTACATACTTATCAGCACCGTCCGGAGCTCCGCCGGAAATAATTGTCAACTCATCACCAAACCGTCGTCTTAAATCAGTAAGCAATGTTTTTATCTTACGTGTATTTTCATATGTTCGGCTTCCGATAATTGCAATTTTCATACACAGATTCGTTTGGCAATTGGACATAAATCTTCTTTATTAGCAAATTCACAATATTTGCAGTTTTTCTTTCCTTTACCAGCAATTGCTGGATATTCTCTTTGGTCATTATATGTACCGTCATCCTTAAACGATGACTTAACAAATGACTCAATTGATTGATTTAATTTATTACGAGTAGGCTTACCACTTGCAGGAATAAACTCTTGTACACGTTTTTGAGGAAACATTGCTCCTTCAATTAATTTACGCTTAACGATCATATATACAATATCAATCTTCTCTGGGTCCCATCCAAATTGTTTTGCGTAATATTCTTTGTATAATACCAACTGCGACGCTTTTATCTTATCTGCCTTTTGGTATTTGTTCCAACCCATATTACTGGTCTTGATATCGATAATCTTTTTATGATCTGTTCGCTTATCTCGTAATACAACGTCTAAATATCCTAACATGAATATTGGAGTATCTTCGCCAATTGGATGATAGATAGGCACTTCGATACCAATCAATTCTTCGTTCTTCGGTGAAAAGTATTTAGCTCGATGACGTTTAATATAATTAAGAATGGCAATGCCGTCTTCGTAATATTCAATCAATTCAAATTTATTTGAAAAATGCTCACCCATCTCCTCTACAGCCTTTTTATATAAAGACTGCATTTTTTCTAATAGCATTTTTTCAATATCTAATTCATCCGCTTTCTTTACACTTTCAGTATACATTACTGTTAAATAATGTTGCAACGTTTCATGAAAGGCAGTACCGAATAAAGTATTGATATTCTGAGAAAATTGTTTATGTCCTTGAATATATGTCAATTCCCATGACTTAGGACATTTTTCATACATTGCAAATTGCGAATATGATATCTTCTTTTCTCCGCTTTTTGGTTCTCTGAGATTAAACTTTATTAACTTATGCATACTTAAATATAATAAATACTTTGCAAAGTACCAAATTATTTATCAGATAATTTATCAATTGCTCTTTCTAAATACCATAACGCTTTATGCAGGTCTTCCAATTCAGTATCCACATTTTTCTTACCAGCTCGAGAAATATATTTGACAGTATTTCCTAAATTAAAATCTAAATCCCAAGCCTCAATAACTTTGATTGCTTCATATGGATTGTCATCGCCACCATAATGTTCTGGATGATCTACTCTTTCAGTGAATTGAACTTTGGTCTTTCTATCTTTTATTATTGCTACTTTAGCCATGACTGTATCTCCTTTTCTGTTTTACCGTATTTTTTTAACAAAGCAATTAATGTTTGAGTATCATTATCTTTCCAGAATTCAATATACTGTTCAGACTCTCTAAGAGATATCATATAATGTTCTGCAATAAATTGTACTAACTCTTTATTGTAATCGCTAGACTTTTTACCTTTAATGTATTTAGCGAATGTCTTTTGCTTTGGCAAGAAATCACAATACAATTGATATACATGCTTTTTATCTAAAGGTCCAATTGTATACTGTTGAAACATATCAACCAATTCGATAAAATCAGGATTCATTGACAACCAACGATTAATCAGATATGGACTAAATGATTTTTGATCGGCTTCTGACAATGAATCCCAAGATGTTTTCTTAAATGTAATGTTTGCTAAATGATCAAATATTGTTGCTGGTTTTGTCATTTTCGTTTGGTATTTCAACTACTACACATTCTGTCGTTAACATTGTTCCTGCGACTGATGCCGCTGTTTCTAATGCTGTTCTTGTTACTTTAACTGGATCTACAATACCCTCTTCCAACATATCTACAAAATATCCTGTACGAGCATTAAATCCAACATTAGTAATATTTTTATGATAATCAATTTTATCTCGAAGTACTTCGGCATTTAATCCAGCGTTTTCGATAATTGCATTGAAAGGTGATTGCACTGCTTTACGTACAATGTCAACACCCGCTGCTTGGTCATCATTTTCTATGCCTGCAACAATTCGGTCATTACCATATTTCAATAATGTAATTCCGCCGCCTGGTACAATTCCTTCTTGCACTGCTGCTTTAGTTGCATTTAATGCATCATCGAGCCTATCTTTCTTTTCTTTCATTTCAATTTCAGAGCCAGCACCGATTTTAATTACAGCAACTCCGCCGATCATCTTAGCTAATCGCTCATGCAATTTTTCACGATCGTAATCCGATTGGCATGAGTCTATTTCAATTTTTAAGGCCTCAATACGTTCTTGTACAACTTCGGAATCACCGTAACCATTAACTATAGTTGTCTTGTCTTTATGAACAATTACCCGCTCTGCATGACCTAAATGCTCAAGCGTTACATCATCTAATGACAATCCAACTTTATCTGTAATTACTGTTGCACCTGTTAACACTGCGATATCTTCTAACATTGCCAATCTCTTTTCACCAAAGCCAGGAGCTTTCACGGCTACTACTTTAAGATTGCCACGAACTTTATTGACAACTAACGTTGATAATGCTTCACCGTCAATATCTTCTGCAACGATTACAATTGATCGATCCATTTGCATTACAGACTCTAACAATGATAAAATATCTTTAGTAGCTGAAATTCGTTTGTCATATAACAATATAAATGGATTAGACATTTCAGCCTGCATCTTTTCATTGGTAACAAAATATGGAGATAGATAACCTTTATCGAATTCCATACCTTCAACGATTTCTAATGTCGTCTCTGCCGTCTTACCTTCTTCAACTGTAATGACGCCGTCTTTACCTACTCGGTCCATTGCTGCTGCAATCATATCACCAATCGATTTATCATTGTTTGCTGATATAGTGGCTACCTGAGCAATTTCGTCATTATCTTTAACTTCAACAGCTACATTATTAAGATAATCAACAACATCCTTAACTGCTAAATCAATTCCACGTTTAAGGTCCATTGGATTAGCACCATTTGCGATTCGACGATATGCTTCTGTTAAAATAGCATGTGCTAATACTGTAGCCGTTGTTGTACCATCACCAGCTTGGTCATTTGTTTTTGATGCCGCTTCTTTTACCATTTGAGCACCGGCATTCTCTATTGGATCTGCCAATACAATTTCTTTGGCTACAGATACACCGTCTTTTGTAATGATAGGTGATCCAAAGGTTTTTTCTAATACTACCGTACGACCTTTTGGTCCTAAGGTTGCCTTTACTGCTTTTGCTAATTGATCTACTCCTGCTAGTAATTGTAATCTAGCATCTTCACTGAAAACTAATTTTTTTGCCATAACTATTTTGATTGTTTAATTGGTTCGAATTCATCATTGATATGCCCACAGTCATCACAACGAAATGTTGGTACTGGAATAATCTGGTCTTTACCTGTCGGTGATACTAACGCCGAAATTCGTTTGAATGCATTTACTTGTTTGAAATAACGACTACCGCAATTTTCACAAACAACATCGACTAGATCCTCTGGGTTCAAATGAATCTTTGATTGCGGGATTTCCTCTCCGCCTTTTTCTTTTCTTAACATAACTCCCTTTTATTTAAGTTCACTTACTAATTTTACTATCATTGACATGACATGCAACTCTTTATCTACTGCAAAGGCATCTTGATACTGCGACTCTGCCAAAATCAATATAACTGGGCCAATATGCCCTTTAGCATAATTATCGATCTCATCAAATAAAAACTTGTATAATGACGTGAAATCTTGTACTTTGCTATCAGCAATTATCTGTCTAATATTAGTAAACGAATCTTTTACCGATTGTTCACTTTTCAGTACATCTAATACTTTAGTCATATAATTTGCTTGTACAAGACTAGCTTTATCAATTACTAATGTACCGTTAATAACTTGACGTTGACATGAATTTAATACTCTACGAATATCTGGATAACCAGCGTTAATAATAGTTGCAACATCAGCCATGTCATATTTAACTTCTAACTCATTTAAGATGTCAACAATGCGTTTAGCAACTTCTTTTTTACTCGGTGGTGTAATTGCAAATGTCTGGCATCGCGATTGAATTGGATCGATAATCTTTTCGACATAGTTACATGTCAGAATAAATCGAGTTGTCTTCGAAAACGTTTCCATTAAATTACGTAAAGCAGCTTGACCATTCGGAGTCATATAATCTGCCTCATCTAGAATTACAATTTTCCATTGTCTAAAACCAACAGTAGATGCAAAGTTTTTAATCTTCGTACGCACCGTTTCAATGTTGTTTTCATCTGATGCATTTACATACATAACATCGGCATCGACATTATTTGCAATAATTTTGGCTAATGTAGTTTTACCAGTACCAGCATTTCCATAAAATAACAAAT